CGTCAACGCCGCGCTCCGCCAGCCATGGGCGGGCCGCATTCATGTCGTCGATATCGAGTGCTGCAGTACCAGACAAGGCGTGCAACAGGCCCGCGCCGTCTACTCCTTCGAGTGCGTCATCGGGCAGTGGTTTGGTATTCCAGTCATCGTAGGTGGGAGCCTTCTTTCCAGCGTCTATCCCGCAAAGTTTCCAGCCTTGCGCGGCATACTCTGCGAAGCTCACAGTTTGATTCTCATTCGTGGGACTCCAGAAAGACCGGCGCAGAGTAACCCGCGCCGGTCGTGGCGTCAATCCTTCAAGTACCGCAGCACGCGCTGCTCTATCTCAGCAAAGTCAAGGTTCTGGTAGCGCGGCAGGTTGTCGAACCGTGGCGGATACCTGTACTGTCGTGGGTCAATATACCGGCTGACTAACTCATCGTGCAAGGGGTGCTTGTCTGGCACGGATCTTGCGCCGTCAGTGCCGGGCACAAACTGTCCAAAGCGGAAGCCACCCTGCCGAGCCTGCCGAGCCGTTTTGCCTGGATCGGGTCCAGGCTTGCCAAGCACGACAACCTCGACGCCTTCATCAAACAGTTGCTGTTTGAGCGCGCGGCCATCGTCGCGGAACCACTCCGGCGATACAACGCAGTCATATCGCTGGCTGTTCCGTAAGCACGACATGGCCTTCTGCGCTATACGACGTGGACAGCCAAACCGGACGAGAGTCTGCTCTGTCTCCAAAAGGTTGAAGCCTTCCTCGGCTCGAAGTGAAATGTGGTAGCCGTCCTTGTAGCCGTATGGCGCGGGCAACGCCAATTGTTGAGTTGAGGTTGTGTTCATAGTTCAGATTCCTTAGCTCTGACTGAAGTTGATCGATCTTGGCCCCACGGTGGAACGCAAGCTCCACCATGAGGTTGTTGTGTTCGAGCAATTGCTCGAATGTTATGCCGTAGCTCACTTTGCGCGTACCGTGTCGGTGATGCGCGCCAGCGAGTTGCTGTTGGCCGTGCGACGCTTAGCCTTCCTGGGCTTGCGCGGCTGTCGTATCGGCTTGTACGTGGCGCTAGGCGGTTCGGCAATGCCAACCAACCTAACCTCGTACACTCCGAAAGGCTTCCGTGCGCGCGTCGCTTCCTGAATCGCAATCTGCTCCGCGCCGAGCTTGGGCTTTGGCCGGAACCCTTCCGGCCCGTCTGTGTAGCACAGATCAGACCGGACCAAGTAAAACGTGTCGGTTCTCATTTGTCCCCCGTACAGGTTGAGCATACCGGCATCATTGCCGCTGCGATTTTCTCGGCTCGGTTGCGCTCCACCATGGCGAGCAACATCAAAGCGCTTGGGATAAGGTTCATGCCGAAGTGCCACAGCACTCTGAAGCCTACCGCGCCGTCATGCCCAAACAGGGTGGGAGCATAACCAAACAGCGTGCTCCATCCTATGGCCTTTCCGTATAGCAGCACGGTAGCAGTCAGATTTATGTGCTCTGTCAGATGGAACGCCTCGACTATGAACGCCTTGCGCATGAGGCTGTTTGGACTCCACAGCACGCACCATGCCAACAGCGTCACCAGAAAAATGAGATTGCCCGTCAGGTGCAGCAACTCCATTCCTACTGGCATTGTCGCGCCCATATGCATGGACAGCCACATCGCGATGTCGGACATCCAGGGCTTGGTGCGATCCGTAAAAAGCCACTCGTGAGCCTGGATAGCGTGCTCGGTGAAGTGGCCAGCCTGAAACGCTGTGCCTAGCACAGCAACCGCAAGCAGACCGGTTTTTTGCAAACGTGTCAACATGTCAATTTGCTCCTGATTCGTTCATGAACCGTGGTTGATCGAAGCGCGGGTTATGTCTGGCCAATGCCATGGACACTTCGCGCGTCGCGCTATCGTATCCCGCCTTAAACTCCGTGCTACGCGCGAAGCTTTCGGGATAGTTGGCTCGGCCGTTGAGTAGCGCGTCCGCCAACAGGATGTAGTCACGTCTCGTCATCTTCGTGCGACTCCTTAATTGCTAGGTGCAGATTGTACACCGCACACACAGAAACCGCTACAACTAACACAACAATTATCATGATAGTAACTCATCGTCTGTTAGGTCAACGTAGGTACGGCATTGCCGCGCCCATTCTTTGCACTCCTGGGCTGTAAGCTCGTTGGCTGGGAACCTGTTGGCCACTATGGCGTGCGTCTCCAACAACCTAACCAGCGTCCGCAAGCGACGCTGGATAAGGTCACGGTCTGGCGTGCGCTCACTCATTGGAGTAATCGCCAACGTAGCGGTTGAGGTCATCTAGCAGCGCGATGGCCTCGTAACGCGACATTTCGACGTAATACTCTGTTTGGTCTTCGCCTGGGGCTGCCTTCACCAAGCGCACCGCGTAATACTCGCGTGGCGTCTGACTCAGGCTGTTGGCTTGCGCCGGATGTTTGCGGCGCATACTGGTGCCAATGCCTTCGACATCGTGCAACGTGTCGCGTGACTCGTTGGGATTGATTCGGATCAATTTGGCCATGGCTCTAACTCCACTGGATCGCTGTAGACAGCGCTAGGCCAGCCTAGTTTGCCGTCTGGATCGTTGTTTATAATTGCCGCGTTCCACTGCACAGCGCGGACGATATCCGCGCGCACGTACTCCTGCATAACAGGGCGGTTCATATGATTGACTCCTTCCAGGCTTTGGCAAAGCGTCGCGCGAAGCGACGCAATGCCCGTTGTATGTGGCGGCTCACTGCAGCAACCGCAGCGCTTCAACATGCGCTCCGCTCGTAACGTGGATACGCTCCATCCAGGCTGGCGCGGTTGGATCACTCGGCCGAATCACACACTTGCAGGCAACCATCGGGATTCCACGCGAGTGCATGAATTGATCCAGCGCTGTCAGAATGCGCGCTGACATGTCCTCACAGCTACCCTTGGGCGCGAGAGCGCGCACCATGGAGTCAACCTCAGCATGGTCAACGATGAAATCGTTGGCGTCGAGTTTCATGTCGCCTGGGAAAATCATCTTGAGTGCGTAGGTATACTCAGGCCATCCAGGCTCCTTGCACTGGTTACTCGTCATCTGACTCGGCCGGTACGATCCGGTGCGATTCATGATGAAATACGCACGCGCGGGCAATGGGGTGGCAAGCTTCTTAGCGGCAGGCATGGTCACTTTCTCCTATGCGGTTGGTTCTCAATCGACGGCTGACATGTTAGCCAGCCGTCTGTTGAGAGTCAACAACTATTTCAGCGGGATTAGATACGAGGCTCGCACACTGAATTCCGGCAGGACTCCAACCTCTTTGCAGTCCTGGGCATACTCTGCCATGTCAACAGTGAGCTTGCCGCGCTTCCAATGCTCGCCAATGCCCGCTGTATCGCGTCCGTAGTCATACGGGGCTGAACCCCAATGATGCGAGCTATGCGAGGCATCCAGGCTCAGCGCATCCGGTGCAAGCGTCTCGCACCCCTCCAGGCTGGCCAGCAGAATGAGAAAACCAACAAACTTGAACATGGGCTGATTACTCCTTGTGGTATGAATAGCAAAGCAATGTGCCGAGAGGGTAGCTGTCCGCGCTGGGCTGCTCGGCATACCAGCGAATCACTCCAGGCTCACACTCGTCACGCACGTCAACGCGCGTTGTGACACTGGTAGTTAGGATGCCTGGAGACTCCTGCAGACTGCTGAGCCAATCCAGGCTGTTGAAACCGCGCTCGTTGAGCGCTGTGTGGGCAACGTCCGCGCTGCCTTTGATGTTAAGGGTAATCACAGTGCTACCCTCGTAACATAGACATCCGAGCCATCGCGCGTATAGCTGTCAGGTAATGGAAGATCCTGCACAGTTGCCTTGTGCCAGAAGCCAACAGGCTCAGCGCGGAGTATGTCAGTGCCACGGATTGGCGTGACGTTGGAGGGGGCGCGCAGATAGAGCAGCGTGGCAACGCGGTTTGCGTCCACGTACAGCACTGACTCTTGCTGGTTGCGTCGCGCAAGCTCTAAACAAACGTCTTCATGGCGCGCATCATCCAGCAGCACAAGGAAAGCCTTTTCCGTGGTTCCTTTGTAGACTCCATCTACAGCCTTGAACGACAGGCCACGCGCGTGCAATTGCTTCTCCAGCAGCGCGCGACGTGCGTCATTCTCGACAGGCTGCAACTCTGCGCGGTCGCTGGTGAAGATGACGAAAGGGGTATGTGTGTTCATATGCCATCACTCTGTTAGGTTGGTCAATCGACGGCTGGAGTATTGCACCCCAGCCGTCTGTTGACAAGCCTAGTTAGGCGAAATTGAGCAGCGCGTTCAATATCGCGCTGGGCTGCTCGGATACAGGCAAAGCCTGGATTTCATCCGCCAGCCTATCGGCGCAGTAGATGCCAGTGACGCCACCCCATACCCGCAACTCTGCTTGCGTGAGGGGTGCGCGCTTGTTGGCCTGGAGTTGCGCCAACAGCCCAACATGGTCAACCTTGCCGTTGCCCAAGTAGAACGGCGCAATGATGCCGTTTATGATTTCCTTCTTGATGTCGAGTGGCGGATTGACGCCAGCGTCACGGACCTTGTTGACAAGTTCAGCGCGTGCAAGCTCTGCAGCCCCGTCAACCGCGATTGCTGCAGCCTTCTCCAGCGCTTCGCCAATGGTGCGCGGTTCCTGCGAAGTCTGCTCAGCAGCCTGGGCAGGCTCAGTGTGCACCAACGAATCAAACTCTTTGTCCCGCAAAATGTCAGTCTTACCGCACATGGTCATTTACTCCTATCTGCTCGGAATTGAGCATTGCAGAGTGCACCATGGTGCACTCGCCAATGGTCAATGTATCCAGCCGTGCGCCGCAGCTACCCAAACCAACGTCACAACAGTGACAAACAGCGCAGCGAATCTCTCGAAGTGTGACATGCTCTTACTCCAGGCGAAGCCTGGGCATTGCTGCCCAGGCTGCACCGATGTTAGGCCAAGGATTCTGCGACGTGCTCAACGAGCGCGACGACAGTCTCACGGCACCATGCCGTAAGGACTAGGCCACCTCCAACCACATCATGAACAGTCAGCGCGTGATACGCCAAGCCAGCCTCAGCGACGATGGCCAGCGCAAAGAAACCCCAAAGGACTCGCACAGCTTGCTTGCGTGTCAATCGTGGCTTGTGGATGTGTGGTAGATGCATGGGCTGTTTACTCCTGTTGCGTTGTTGGTTCAATCGGAGCCTGGGAGTGTTGCCCAGGCTCCTGTTGAATCAGCTACGCGCGGGCATACCATCGTCGCTGGCACGCTCCTGTTCATAACAGTCATCTTCGTCAAGCGTGTCAACCATGTCATTAGCCAGTTGCTGGCCAACGTCCCAAGTCTCGAAGGCTTTCTCAGCCCAGCCGTTTGTGTTTGTCGTCATGGTCATTTGCTCCTATGGCGTGATTGGCGTTCAATCGACGGCTGGAATGTTAGCCCAGCCGTCTGTTGAGTGTCAACAACTATTCCGCTTGATGCTTCAAAATACTTGGCGTGTCGCTGTATGCGTGATGGCCATCATATCCGTACTGCGGCAAATGTATGTTGGCGTCACGATGCTGATTGCACTCGAAGCACAGCGGAGCGCTTCCAGGCTGCGCACCATTGCACGCGCGTGCAATCGGTGCAGGCTGTTCGCGCAGATTGTGATAGTAGTCCGCGCGTGGCTTGCTGTGCCATTCCGTGAAGCGTGCATGATTCAGGCTAATGCCTGTAATCGCCTGTCGCTGGTTGGCCAACAACTGTTGAAAGTGTTTGTCTGTGCGGCTCATTGGCGTATCACTCCCAGGAAGCGCAACAACTCGTAACGTGACACGCTGATACCGTGCGCCGCTGCCTCACGCACGTATGGCAGCGGGTATTCCGGGGCTGCTTTGGCCTGGGCAATGGCGTTGCTCATTGGTCCAGTGAATACAACGCCAGCATATCGGCTATCGTTGGATGACGCGCGCACGTCTCCACGCGCGCTGTGTTTGTGCCGTTTGCTCGGCACTGGCTTGGTTGCTCCGCACATAGTCAGTAGTCTCCAGGCTGTTAGATGTCAGCATTGCCCAGGCTGAGCCTGGGCAACACTTACAGCTATCAGTCGTTCACAATCTCACACTTTGCAACCTGCTCGTTGAATAGGCGCGTGAGCGCTTCAACCTGCTTGGCTCGGTCGTTCGTCTTCAGCCCCGTCAACGCCTTGGCCTGGGATAGCGCGGACTGGCCACGGCTGAAGCGCAGCCCAGGAGCGCGTATCTCAAGATTGAGTCCTGATATCAGGACACGCAGCCCATAGGCGCGCACAGCGTCAGGACCTACAGCCGATTGGAATTGCCCGTTGCGGTTCGTGATGGTATCCATGGTTCAGGCTCCACGCGCGACAGCGGAGCGCGCTGACTGACCATTGGCAGCAGCGCGGTTGCGGTCACTGCTGGGCAGCCCATAGGCCACGATAGCGCGATTAGCATCGCGGACGATGGCCACATACTGGCCATTGAGTGAGGGGTGGACGTGCGAGGTGTAAGCGTGCATGGTCATTTGCTCCTATGCTGGGCTGCGGTCGCTGCCCGATGTGAGGCAGACTAGCGGCTCATCCTGGAGAGTGCAAGCACAATGTGCAGGAGTGTGACGCACGTCGCAGATATAGCTGACAGGCTCCGCAGCACGCAAAAAGCGTGCCACAGACTGCTGAAATGGCAGTCTGTCACAGGTGTCACGGTTGGTATGGGCTTCTCAACTCTTAAGCCAAGCACACTGCAGTTAGCCATAGCTTCAGTCATTGTTAATAGTGATAATAGTGACAATCATGACAGCATTAAGCAAATCAATCACTTACGCTGTCACGGATTGCGTCACGCTTGTCACGCTTCCCAGGCTGCGCCACGTCCGCCCCCTAGATTGGTTGGCACGCGGCTTGCACCCTGCAGAAAGCGTGCCATTCCACATAATGCGGCGCAACTCGCGTGCCACTTCGCGCACCATGCCTGTGTTGAATGCGTAATGCGGAGGGGGTGGGGGACCTCTTTTGAGGGACCCACCGGGTGCGAGTAGCGAAGCGGGCGCTTGTTTGCAAGCAGGGGGCGGTCTCATTTCAGGTACTTTTTGTGGCACGCAAATTGCAGACCCCCGGTGGGCACTTTTCGGGGGACCCAACTGGCCTGGAAATTGCGGAGGTGGCCCCGCATTATTTTTTCGGCTACAGTAGCTCCGTGAGCTGCCCCCACTTCAGGAAGCAACATGGCGACGAACCGACGCAGCGCTGACGACATGGCGCGGGATTACACCAGCGAGGCGCTGGACACGATCCATGAAATCATGATCGAGCCTCTGGCCGAGCATCGTGACCGCCTCAGAGCGGCCGAGACTTTGTTGGATCGTGGTCATGGTCGAGCTGTGTCGGCGGTAATCAACGTGCCCGCCGCAAAGAAGCTGCAGGCCCAGCTTGTTGGTATGACTGAGGAACAGCTTTACGAAGTTATCCGAGCCCAGCCGCTGCCGAAGATGCTTCAGCACGTCGAGGACGCGGAGTATGTTGAAGTTGACGACATCGACCCGCTGCTCAAATGATAATCACAGCCTCACAAGCAAGCGCAGAGATACTGCGCAGGCAGCGCGCCCGATCAAACCTCGCTGAGTACAGCCAGACGATCCAGATTCCCGGCGTACCAAACTCCAACTTCGATGACGAGGAAACGGAGTTAGAGTTTGATGACGATGGCAAGGTGATTGGCGGCGGCAAGCTCATCACGACCCTTGAGCCCGATCCAATCTACACGCCAATCGAGTCGCGGATCGCGCTTCACCACTACTTGATGATGTTGGAGATACAGCGATGCATCGAGACCCCTCGTGGCCGCTTGATGATGTTCATGCCGCCCGGCTCTGCCAAGAGCACGTATGCGGCGGTCGGCGTTTCGTGGGCTATGGGACGCAAGAAAAACCAGCAGATCATCTACGGATCGTATGGCTCGTCTATTGCTGCGAAGCAGAGCCGGAAAGTCAGGACGATTGTGAAGTCACCGGGCTGGTCAGCTTTGTGGCCGTCTCGCCCGCTCCTGCTGGACGACCAACGTGCAGTGGACGACTGGTCACTTACAAATGGTTCCGCGCTGATGAGTGCGGGCCTACTTGCGGGTATAACCGGCAACCGGGCTGACGGCGTTGTTATAGATGACCCTGTGCGGAACCGCGAGGAAGCTGACTCGCCCACCATTCGCGAGAAGACGTATGCAGAGTACATCGACACCATCCTCACCCGCGCGAAACCCAACATGTGGGTTATCCTGCTCCAGACACGTTGGCATGAAGACGACCTTGCGGGGTCCATTCTACCCGCGAATTACGAAGGCGAGAGCGGGCTCATTCACTGTCGTGACGGTCAATGGTGGAACGTTCTCTCGATTCCTGCAGAAGCCGAACGGGACGACGATCCTCTCGGCCGGAAGCGTGGCCAGTTTCTGTGGCCCGAATGGTTTTCTGAGGACCATTGGCGTCAGTGGCGTGACAACCCTCGTGCTGCTAGGACGTGGGCCGCGCTGTACCAACAGCGTCCCGCACCCTTCACTGGCGTCCACTTCAACCGGGACATGTTCCGATACTACGATCCTGACATGGCGCGAGCATGAGCTTTACTAACGGGTCTGACATCATAGCGTTGCCGACCGCGCTCCGTATCTACGGGGCGACGGATTGGGCGACGATGGAGCCGCAGCGCGGGAAGAAGGAGCCTGACTTCACCGAGCATGGCGTGTGGGGAATGGATCATCGCGGCTACCTGTTCGCGCTCGACTGGTGGTACAAGCAGGCCGAGACTGACAAGGGCACTGAGGCGTATATCCAACTCGTTAAGAAGTGGAAGCCGCTGCGTTGGTGGAATGAAGGCGGTACAATCGACAAGGCGTTGGGGCCTAGTGTTAGGAAGGCGATGCGTGACGCGAAAGCGTTCACAGTCCTCGAATCGCTGGCCTCGTTTCAAGATAAGGGCCTCAAGCTCCAGGCGTTCCACACCATGGTGGCCAACCACATGGTCTACTTCCCGGTGCGCCGGGTGTGGACTGAGCGTGTGATCGACCAACTCGTGAAGTTCCCAGGCGGACGGTGGGATGACGCGGCGGACGTGTGCGGTCTGATTGGACGCGCAGTTGACCAGATGTTCGACGCGCATGTACCATCTGTTCAGAGTAAGCAGATTGTCAAGCCCTTCACCGAGAAGTGGCTTGAGCTTGGGAACCTCAACCAACCGCCAAAGGTCAGGTACTTCTGATGAAAATTTTCAGGCCCGGTCTGGCCCCCGTCTATGTAGACGAGACGCCGGAAAAGGAGGTGGCAACTCCAAAGGAAGCCCCTTTGCCCGATGTCGCGACCGCGATGGCGCTCGCAGCTCAGCGACAGGGACAGGTTTTGGAGTATACTCGCCGTGCATCGGGACCCTCACCGCTGATCAACGCCGACCCGGAGCCGCCGAAGGCTCCGAATCTGCCGCCGACAGCGGACCCGCTACTCGATCTTACTTCGAGTGGGCAGGACAGCGAGCGCGATCCTGTGGACGTGGAGCTGGAAGCTCTCCGTGCCAAGATCGCGGCGCTGGAAGGAAGACCGCATTCAGTCAACCAACACCCGGAGGTGAGCAAATGAGCGATGTACAGAAGGTCGAGGATGTAGCGAAGGCTGTTGAGGCGAGCATCGTCGCCAAGGTTGTCGCGTACATCAGCGCCAATGGTCTGAAGGCTGCCGGTATCTCCGCGCTCGTCGGAGCGGTAGTCGGACATCTGATCTAACATGTCCACATCAGGCGCATCGAACGGCCTAGCTGGCGGGGCTGCCGGTATTCTCACTGACCCGCGTCAGTCTGAGAATGGCGGTATGCTCCCTGCCGGTTCCATTCCGCAGGAAGGCGAAGTTGCGCCTGACGACCCGAAGGAGGAAGCGCTCGTCCGCAAGCTGTGGAAGACCTACGAGCGAGCGCGAAAGTTCGATGAGAACTTCCGTAAGCAGATTGCTATCGACCGCAAGTATGCTGCTGGCACTTCTGATCTGTCTTGGGCTGTCACTACTAATCTTATCGGTGCGTTTATCGATATCCTTGTCGCACTTCTGTATGCGAAGGACCCGGATGTTAGTGTCAAGAAGGCCAAACAGGTAGACGAGGGCGACACCCAGCAGATGGAAGCTTTTGCTGCCACGCTGGAGATTGTTATTTCGTACTTGTGGCGCAGCGGTGCGCTCAAGAAAGTCGCGCGCAAGGCCGTGCGCTCCGTGCTCTCCAATGCTGAGGGCTGGATCAAAGCCAACATGTTCGCGGACAAGACGCCGCAGCCGGAAACTCAGAAGGCTATCAACGATGCGCGCGAGACAATGGCGCGTCTGCAGGCTCAACTGAAGCTGTTGGAAGACCCGCAGGACAAAGACCCCGAAGCCATCGAAGCCGAACTGGCGGAGAAGGCTGCGCTGGTCAAAGAATTGAACACGAAGTTGGAAATGGCGGTGAACAAGTTCTTCGCCATCGACTTCGTGCGGACTGAGCGCATCCAAGTCAGCCTCGACGTTGAGGCGATTGAGGATTACAAGGATGCCGACTGGATCGCGGACGAGAGCTACGTGCTGGAGGAAGACGCGCTGGAGCGATTCCCACGGCTGAGCGTCGAGGACATCCGTGAGTGCAAGAAGTATTACCAGAACGAGCCGAAAGAGCTGACCACACGCGAGCACGACAACGCGCTGCCGCAGGGTACGCTCACAGCGGAGTCGTCGCAGGCGTTTACGACATCTACGAGCGCTTCTGAAGCGCCGTCCTTCGTCAAGGTTGTTGAGTTGTGGGACCGCCGCGACAAACACATCCGCACGATGATCGACGGAGTGAAGAAATGGGCCAAAGAACCGTACACGCCACCGTATCCTACAAAGCGGTTCTATCCCTATTTCTACTTCGCCTTCTACGAGGTAGATGGCCAACGGCATCCGCAGAGTCTGAGCTGGCGTCTCTACAAGCTGCAGGACGAATACAGCGCTACGCGCTCGAATTTCAGGCTTACGCGCGAGCGCTCGATACCGGGCGTGTTCTTCGACGCGACGCAGTTGGACAACGCGGAAGCGGAGAAGATCGCAACCTCCAAACATCAGGAGTACACGCCACTGCGGCCGATGACCAGCGACAAGCCGCTGGCCAACCTGTTCGCGCAGAAGCCGGTAGCGGGGATCGACCCGCGCTTGTACGACCCGACTTTCATACTCAACGATATGGAGCGCTTGTCGGGGGTCCAAGAAGCCCTGTCTTCGGCAATATCAGCGCCGGGCAACCCGCGCACCGCAACAGAGGCCAACATCCAGCAGGCTGGGACCAGTGCGCGAACAAGCAGCGACCGAGACAACTTGGAGGAAATGCTGACCGACCTCGCGACCGCGACGGCCGAGCAGGCGCTCCAGTGTCTGGACACGAAGGAAGCGATGCGAATTGCAGGCCCGAAGGCGTATTGGCCGTTCGGGATGGCGATTGACGATCTGTTCACGCTCGTTGAGGTGAAGATCCAGGCGGGCACGACCGGCAAACCGGCTGCTCCGGCTGACCAACAGTCGTGGGCGACGCTCCTGCCGCTGATCAAGCAGACCATCATGGAGATTCGCCAGCAGCTCGCCTCGGGCGACATGGCGTCTGCGCAAGCCAACATTGAATTGATCAAGGAAACGATGAAGCGGCTCGGTGACGACACTGACGCTGACCGATTCATTCCGAAGTTGCCGCCCCCAGGCTCCCCTGGCGCTGGAACGCCGCCGCCACCGGTGGTGCCGAAGATCCAGATCGCGCTCAAGGGCGAAATCGACGGCGACACGGCTCTCAAACTCACGCAACCGGCGCTCCAACTGGACGCGCCGACGCAACCCCAACCCGCCCCAGGCGCGGGGCCGTCCCCTGGCGCATCGCCGCCAGTAGCGGCTCCGAGCCCTTCGCCTGGAGCTGGACCCGCAGGCCCCACTCAATAGGAAACTAACATGGCTGATGCAACAGGCGCGCTGGCGGCAATGAACGCAGCGCTTAACGGAGAGGAACCGCCCGATGAACCCGTCACCACGGTGGAAGATACTGACGCTGGTGCGGATGCTACCGGCGACGATGCTGGTGGCGTATCGGCGGACGGTGATACGGATGCTGCTGGAGGTGCTGATAAAGCTGATCCAGATGGCGAACCGGGAGAAGGCGACGCTGGAGAGGATAAACCAGAAGGCGAAGGCGGCGAAACCAACATCGCCGCTGAGGCTGAGGAACTTGGAGTATCACTCAAGCGGGCTAACGGACAGTTCAAGTCAAAGGAAGAACTGGCCTCTGACGTTGCCGCCGCCAAAACTGCCAAAGGTGGTGAGCCTGGAGCGGGGAAGGATGCTGCGGCTGGAAAGGCTGCGAAGAAAGAACCCGATCCGCTGAATGATCCGATCCCGAAGGATCTGAAGCAGGAAACTCAACAGCGAATTCGCACTTTGATCGACCGCACGAAGGGTGCGGAGGAACGCGCGACGAAGGCCGAGACGGACTTCAACTATTTGGTTGAAGGCGTCAAGGCAACGGGCACCACGCCGGAGCAATACGGCGAAGTGTTGAGCTTCATGGCGCTGTTCAACAGCGGCGATCCAACGCAGCAGGGTAAAGCGCTGGAGTTGGTCGAGGACATGGCCGACAGGCTGGCCACGTTGCTCGGAAAGGAGCGCACAGTCAGCGATCCACTGGTTGCGCACCCCGATTTGAAGCAGGCGTTGCAGGCTGGGCAGATCACGAAGCAATTCGCGGTCGAAACGGCTCGATTGCGCAATCAGGGTGCATTCCGGCAGCAACTCAACACCCAGGCGCAGACCGAGCACCAGCAGCGCGAGGCTGCGGAGCGCGAATTGACCGAAGTTCGGCAGGAGTTGGACCAACTGGAGGTTCACCTGAAGGCGACGGACCCGCTGTACGCGCAAAAGAAGGCGGCAATCCTGCCGACATTGAAGGCGGTGCTGCCGCAGCTCCCGCCGCGTCAACGGAAGGACGCTTTCATGCGCGTGTACAACGAAGCGCGTGTAGCTCCGCGTCGCGTCGCGGCTCCGGCCATCGTACCGGGCAATCAGCCTCTCCGCGCCAACAAGGGCGGGGCTGCTGCAGGCGGTTCAGGCAAGATGAACGAGGGTGGCCCAACGTCGGCGCTTGATGCAATCAACGCTGCGCTGGCCAACGTAGGCCGATGAGCTACGATCATGAAATGCAGCCGGAGGATCAACACACGATCCTCGTTGAGTACCTGATGGTGAAGGTCGCCATCAAGGACTGGCACGGCGTAAGC